TCATCGTTGACATCTTCTTCATCTTCGGCGTAATCTTTATCGTTGTCAAGATAAACAGTTAAAGCCCGTTTAATATCGCTATCGCCTTTAAATGCATCTCGTATGTCTTCTACATCACTGTCATGGTCAATTAAGATCGACACAATAGTTTCGGCAGCATCTGCTCGATCCACGGTGTTAACATATCGTTTAAGCTCACTCCAAATTTCACTGGCAACTGTTTCGGTCATTCTTCGTCTCCTTCTGCAACAATCGGTTCTTCTTTAATATTGCCAAAATCTTTCATCACTGTGTCCAGGCACTGATCATCATTGCGTTCCCAGCCTTTACGAAACTTCTTAATAATTTCGCCATCACTGGTAGTAAACACAAGACTATTGCCTTCTTTTTTAAGCATGCCTTTTTTTTCAATCAAATCAGTAAGGCCACTATAGGGACTCATTCCAGTTTCGTATGGGATCTTTACCTGTACACCTTCAAATGGTTTGGCATAACGTGTTTTCATAACTTTACAAGCAGCACGAATACCCATAACATCTGAGATTTTGTTGCCGTCTTCATCTTCTTTAAGCTTGAGTTTTTTCATTGCTACTACAATACTGCTTGCATAGATAAATCCCTGCCCTCCAGAAATTTTATCATCTGGGTCAAACATATCCTGGCTTGCGTATGTATGATTAGTACATACTAGTCCTACGTTATAACTGCCAAACATATTTACACAATTACGCACAAGAGCGGTCAGTGCCTTGGGCTTACGACCTAGGTCACCTTTCATTTCACCTGCATCAAATTGATTAACATCTGTTGGTGTCAGCAACATACCCAAACTATCAATCACAAACATGACCTTAGGGCGTTCGCCATCTGGTAATGCTTTGTAGTCGCTCATGAATGTTGAAATTGTTTTTGCAACATCGTCGATCATGGCCATGCTTAATTTAAGCAATTTACTTTCGCCGGTATCAACACCTAGTGCCTTAAGCCAATCTTCGTCTAAGGCGTTTTCACTGTCGATTAATACAACAAAGATGCCTTGCTCTTGTGCATTTTTAACAATATTGCCGGAACAGATGTAACTTTTGCCTGCGCCCGAATCGCCAGCAAACACAGTGACTTTGCCCAATGGGATACCTCTTAGGAAGTCTCCTGAAATTAAATAGTTTAGTGCATAATTGCCTGTTGAGATCCAGTCTGTGGGATCGTTGAATCCAATACTGAGTCCGTCAATACTTTTTGTTATGTCCTTACGGAACTTTGATACGTCAAATGGTTTTCCCATAATTTACCTATATATGTGATGGAAGGCACAAAGACACTGTCTTTGTGCGTATATAATACTATATATTATTGTTTTTGTCTAGCGCGAATCATAGCCAAAATGTCTTCGGCTTTTTGTGCTGGTTTAGCTGCTGCCACTGGTGCAGTAGGCGCTGGCACATCATCTTCGTCATCAAAACTCGATGCTATCGCAGTTGGTGCCGCTGCCAGAATTTCATGCACGTCACCATGCCCATCAACAGTTAGTGCAGGCGCACCTGCTGGTGCTTGCACCCCTGCTGGACGGAAGTATTGTCCCCAACGGGTGGTATCATATGCTTGTCCATCCACTGAAGCTTCAAACATTTCTTTGATTACTTTGAGTTCCACGTCTGTGGGTCGCTTTGGCAAGAATGAGGAAAGATCAAACAAGCCATGCTTTTCAATTGCGACCTGTTCTGCTTCTGTGAGTGCAGATTCCTTACGAGCCCACTTGGAACTGTTGTAGTCAGCGAAACCGCCTTTGGCAGTTTTTGTAATGCGGAAGTCTAGGCCTTTTAACAAGTCTGTTGGCAATTCTTCCAACTCAGGATCCATCAATGCACCTTTGATAAGTGTAAAAATCTGTGGACCAATAATAAATCTACGAATGGGATTCTCTGGAGTTTTGTCTTCGCTAAGTGGATTTTCACGTACAAAACCTTGGAAAATATAACTGCGCTTTTTCCAATATTTACGGCCCATGTCTTCAAGACTTTTGTCTTTAAACCATGTACGAACTTCTGCTAGCACTGGACATGGGTCACCCCACATTTCCACGCAAGGAACTTGAACAAATACTTGTTTTGATTCCATTTCTCCTTTGATGCCATTGAATGGCAGTCGAATCATGGCTCGTTCGGCCCAGAAGAATGTGTTTTTTGTGTTTGCGTCTGGAAGGAAGCGTAAGGTAGCTGATTGCCCTTCTTCCATGTTCCAGTGTGGGTAAATTGAATTGTCTCCCCCACCTTGCTGTTGTGAACCTTTATTTTCGCTTGCTGCCAGTCTTGCTCTAATTTCTGCTAATGATGCCATATTATGTTGCCTTTCTTAAGTTTTAATATGTTGCCTATCAATGATAGTATTTTTGTTGCCTGTGATACCAATAAAAAAGCGTATACACATGTTAGTAGTATATACGCTTTGTTTGTCAGCGTCAAGTGTATTTATGACGCAGTTGTTCTAATTAGATTTATTTAATCATAAATCCAGCAAGTTGTTGCATGCGAACAAGTCCAAGGTCGGGTAGCTCTACTGTTTCCAAAGTAGGCACTATGCCGGGCACTGCTGATTGCACAGGTGCTCCCCAACATTCTTGAATACCATGTACAGGACACATTTGACCAGCCTCGCTCATGTTACAAACACCATCATCTTGTAGCAAACTGTTGCTCATACCGCCATCCACACTATGAACACTGTCGTCTTCCATGGCAGCTGGAATTGGGTTGAGTCCATATCCTTCTTCATCGGTTACTTCCGGAGCATAATCCATTGTGTTTTCGTTGGCGCCTCCAAGTTTATCACCTATCATTTGGCCAGCAGTACCTCCCAACGCCCCGCCTGCTAATGCACCAATCGGGCCACCTACTGCAGCTCCTGCTAATTCTCCGCCGATGGCTCCTACAGTTCCGCCAGCTAGTTGACCTTTCCAACCTTCGTCGGTTTCTTCACCATTGGTAAGGTAATGTCCGGCTACTCCACCGAGTGCGGCACCAGGAATGCCTCCTACAGCGCCGCCAATACCAGCACCTACAGCAGTTCCAAGTTCACCTTCATTTAAGCCTATATCTTTAGCAAAACGATCTCCTATCCATTCATAAGGATCTCCGTCGCGGCCTTTTTTTGTACCATACGGCATGTCATCAAAATAGTAATCATACAACACATCATATAAGGCATCGCTCATTTCACCAGTGGCTTCAAAGTCTTTGACATCACGTTTATAGGTATTTAAGATATGTTGGAATGTGTTGCCATTTTCATCCAGTGTAACATTCTCTTTGAGTCCAGCTGCACGACGAATTGATTCCAAGATGTCTTCTTCCACTGGGCGCAATTCTTCTTGGTCTGATTCACCTGGTGCAGAGTTTTTATATTCATTGACTTCTTGATCGTTTTCGCCTTGCTCAACATCTGCAGGATTGGTTGCGTCAGGAGGATTCATTGCATAGTCAGCATCTATGTCCAGTCGATTAACAACCTCTGATATATCTGGATGATCGCTCAGTTCTTGCATACGTAAGAACACCAATTCACGACAGTCAGCATCAGCATCGCGATCAGCAAGATTATGCAATTGATCAAACAACACATCATCGCCCAGCAAGTCATACAGTTCTTCTGTGGCATTGGTAGCATCAGCACCCACTGGCAGTTCTGATTGCATGAGTTCGATCAGCTTGTCTTGTTTTTCTGGAGTGTCGGGCACTGACCAAGTTCCTTCTACCAGGCGGTTGGCCCAGGCTTCAAATATGTTAGCTTCTTTCATAGCTTGTCCTTGTTGTTGTATACGGGCCAGCAATGGTAATGCAGCCTCAATTCTTGAATCTATGCTTTGTGTCACAAATAGATTCTTCAGTCCTTCAATCACCACATCCTGCTCGGTTATTTCAGCAGGCTGCCAGCTTTCAAAATAGTTTGTGTAGCCGTTACTGGCACCAAGACCTTTTATTACTCGTTGTAGATTTTCATAATAGGTATTGGTTTCTTCGACTAATTGTCCGGTATCGCCTTCAAATATCTGTCCATGATTGGCTCTGCGAAAACGACTTAGTAAGTTGAGTTCTTCAACCATGCCCACAATGTGTTGACCACGCGGGTCATAGGGTTTGCCGCCTTGACGCACATGCTCTAGCATGGCGCGGCCACCTGACAGTTTGGTAAATGGCAGTCGGAAACGTTCACCTTCGGCAGTTTCAATATAC